GTATATGAACATTACTATAATGCAAAAGGTAAAAAAGTTTATATGCATTTTGCATCAAAGGCAATAGGTGACACTTTAGCATGGTTTCCATATGCTGAAGAATTTAGAAAAAAACATAATTGTGAATTAATTATTTCTACATTTTATAATGAATGGTTTGAAGAAAATTATCCCAATATTACATTTATCAAACCAGGAACTGAAGTATTCAATTTATATGCTATGTATGAAATTGGATGGCATTATAATGAGGATAATACTATAAATTATGAAGCTAATCCTAGTGATTTTAGAAAATATAGTTTGCAAGAATGTAGTGCTGATGTTTTGGGGGTAGATTATAATGAATTAAAACCAAAACTTACATTCAAAAACACAGGCTCTGCTATTGAAGAAAAATATGTAATAATAGCTCCACACGGTTCAGCGCATGCTAAGTATTGGAATTACCCCGGAGGTTGGCAAGTTATAATTGATTATTTAAATAATGAAGGTTATAAAGTTGTAATGATCACTAAAGAACCTTTAGGAGATGAATGGCATGATTCTAAATTAGGAGGCACATTAACAGGGGTAATTGATAAAACTGGAGATTATTCTTTAGCTGAAAGGGCTAATGATATGATGAATGCTGAATTTTTTATAGGTATAGGTAGTGGTTTAAGTTGGTTAAATTGGGCATTAAATAAAAAAACCATACTAATATCAGGATTTAGTGCCCCTTTTAGTGAATTTGAAGACTGTGAAAGAATATTTACACCTGATCTTAATATTTGCAATAGCTGTTATAATAAAGAAAAATTAGACCCTAGTGATTGGGAATGGTGCCCTAAAAATAAAAATACAGATAAACAGTTTGAGTGTACTAAAACCATCACCCCTGAATTAATAATTAAATCTATTGAAAGAATAAAACTTTCTTGATATTTATAACAAAAATATAATGGCAAAACTTTTAGATAAATCAAATATTACTACAGGGCAACCTGTAGAAGCTTGGAATGTGTCACAATCTGTAGATGCATTTACAGGTATTGATGATTATACAATCAAAATTTCAGGATCCTTAGATACAACAGGTAGTGTTGATATTGATGGTAATCTTACAGCATCAGGTGATATAAGTTCAAGTGGAACTATATATGCTAATGTATTTAATGGTATGGTTAGTAGTTCAAACCAAATATCTTCAGACATTTCTGGTTCTTTATCAACTACAGCAATAGCAGCTTTAAACGGAGGTTACTATTCAAGTTCTTTACAAACTTTTACCAACATAACAGCATCGGGAAATATAAGTGCTTCAGGTAATGGTATATTTTTAGAGATATCTGCATCAGGTAATATAAGTTCTTCAGGCAATGGGATATTTTCAGAAATATCAGCTTCAGCAATTTCAGCTTCTCAAATTGATTTTGCAGATGGAACTTCTCAAACAACTGCTGGAGGGGCAGGTAGTAGCAATTCTATTTCCCAATTAAACTCAAATGTTACAGTTACAGATACAGGAGTAAATGGAACTATTTCTTTTGAAACAGATGGAACTGACCGTTGGGAAATAGGTAATACTGGAGACTTCACACCAATAGCAGATGATTCCTATGATATAGGTTCACCTACTAAAAATGTAGATACAGTATATGCAACTAATTTTAGTGGCTCTGTATCTGAAATATCAGGATCAGTTTCAATTAATAACGGAACCTCAACTATTAAATCTTTTAAATTAATAATTGGAACTGCAGTATTATCGGCAGGATCTAAAACCATTACAGAATTTTCTAATGCTGGTGGTGGTAGTGAATTATTAGGAAAAACACTTGGTACAAATGCTTTCATTTTTACAGGTATGGGGAATTCACCATCTATTTCTGCAGTAGCCCCCCAAGTTACAGTTGATTTAGATCCTTTAACTGGAGTATTAGAATTTATGGATGTTAGTGGTGGTGGTGGTGGTGGTAACCCATCTTTAGAGTTTCATTACCAAATAATGTACTTTTAACAAATAACTTAATATTTATAAACAAAATGGAAAAAAAAGTTTTAACTGAAGAAGAAATTAAAAATTTAAAAGATTTAAAATCTCGTTTTCAACAATTAACACTTGTTTTAGGAGAAACAGAAATTCAAATAATGAATTTAGAGTTTTCAAAAAATAATTTAAAACAACAATTTATTGATATCCAACAACAAGAAATGTCTTTAGCTAAAGAACTAGAAGAAAAGTATGGAAAAGGATCCATTTCTTTAGAATCTGGTGAGTTTTTACCAACCGAATAAATTTTGAGGAACTTTAATATATTTATCATAAAACAATCATAAAATGGCAGAAACATTATTATCACCAGGTGTATTAGCAAGAGAAAATGATCAATCTCAAATTACATCACAACCCGTACAAGCAGGAGCTGCTTTAATAGGTCCTACGGTACTAGGTAAAGTGAATATTCCAACTTTAGTAACAACTTATAGTGAGTACTTAGCTAATTTTGGAGCAACTTTTTCTAGCGCTTCTGATCAATATAGCTTTTTAACATCAATTTCAGCTTACAATTACTTTCAAAATGGAGGTACATCATTAATTGTAACTAGAGTAGCATCAGGATCATTTAGTCCTGCAACTTCTTCTATGGTAGAAGGTAATACTGGTTTAGTTAGTGGTGTTGAAACATTCACAACAAATTCGTTTGATGCTGATGGTGGAACTGGTACAGTTGCTGGAGTTACAGGAACAGCAAGTTTATCGGGTACAGGTGCTGTATTTACATTTGTATTATCAAATGATACAACATTATCTTCAATAACAGTTACTTCTACAGGATCAGGATATGTTTCAGGTGAAACAATCACAATCCCATCAGCTTCATTAGGAGCTACTGGAGGTACAGGTACAGATTTAATACTTACTTTAGCAGCTGGAAATATTCAAGAAACAGAAGATATCTTTGTGTTAGAAACTTTAGCTGAAGGTACTATAATGAATAGCACATCTGCTGAATCAGCAGGCGGTGTATTAGCAGATGGAACATCAAATAACTTAAGATGGGAAATTACATCACCAAACACTGCAAGAGGTGTATTTACTTTAGTTATTAGACAAGGTAATGATACAACAAAAAATAAATCAGTATTAGAATCATTTACTAATGTTTCTTTAGATCCAAAATCATCTAATTATATTGCTAGAATAATTGGTGACACAACAACTAATTTATTAGGAGCTGGTTCATCTGATCCATATTTACAAACAACAGGATCTTTTGCCAATACTTCAAGATATATAAGACTAAAATCAGTAAATGTAAAAACACCTGATTATTTTGATAATAATGGAGCTGTAAATACAGCATATACTGCTTCAATTCCAGTAGCCCAAAGTGGTTCATTTGGAAATGCTGATGGTAATATTACAGGAACAGGAGATAATTTCTTCCAAAATATTAATAATGGAGATACGCAAGGTCTCGCAGCTTCTGATTATACAGATGCTATTAATTTATTAGCAAACGCGGATGAATACGTTTATAACATAATCACAGCCCCAGGATTAATATATGCGAATGCAACTCACAAAACCCCATTAAATACGCTAATTGCTAATATTGAAAATAGAGGGGATGCAATTATAGTAATGGATCTTGAAAATTATGGTTCATCTATAACAGCAACATCTACCACAGCTGCTAGTTTAGATACTTCATATGCTGCTTCATATTGGCCTTGGGTTCAAATGATTGATCCAAATACAGATAAATTAGAATGGGTCCCAGCATCAACTTTAATTCCGGGAGTTTACGCATTTACTGATAGAGTAAGTGAACCATGGTTTGCACCAGCAGGTATTAACCGAGGTGGATTAGGAGTAGTAAGACAAGCAGAAAGAAAATTAACTCAAACTAATAGAGATACTTTATACACTAATAAAGTAAATCCATTAGCAACTTTCCCAGGACAAGGTGTTACAGTGTTTGGGCAAAAAACACTACAAACACAAGCAAGTGCTTTAGATAGAGTAAATGTTAGAAGATTATTAATTGCTCTTAAATCTTATATTTCTCAAATTTCTGATAACTTAGTATTTGAACAAAACACAGCAGCTACAAGAAATCAATTCTTAAGTCAAGTAAATCCATATTTGGAATCAGTACAACAAAGACAAGGTTTATATGCCTTTAAGGTAGTAATGGATTCTACTAACAATACACCAGATGTTATTGATAGAAACCAATTAGTAGGTGCTATTTATTTACAACCAACTAAAACAGCTGAATTCATTTACTTAGATTTTAATGTTCTTCCAACTGGAGCAACTTTCCCAGCGTAAGAGTTTAAAGGTATAATATTTATAATTGAATAAAAAAAATAAAAAAAAATAAAATGGCAGTATTAGATCCAAACGAAATATTTTTCACAGCATTTGAACCAAAACAAGCAAATAGGTTTATCATGTATGTAGATGGAATCCCATCGTATATGATTAAAGAGTTTGGAGAAGTGAAAATCACCCAAGAAAAAGTTACCTTAAACCACATCAATGTAGAACGTAAAGTTAAAGGTAAATCTAAATGGGCAGACGTATCAATGAAACTTTACGATCCAATTACACCCTCTGGAGCTCAAGCAGTAATGGAGTGGGTAAGATTACACCACGAATCAGTAACAGGTAGAGATGGTTATAGTGATTTCTATAAAAAAGATATCACTGTAAATGTATTAGGTCCTGTTGGTGATGTAGTTTCTGAATGGGTATTAAAAGGTGCATTTATATTAGAAGCAACATTTGATGGATATAATTGGGATACAGATGCTCAAGCCCAAACTGTTAATTTAAATTTATCTATAGATTACGCAGTATTAAATTTCTAAAAAAACTGTTAAATATTTTTAAAGAGAGCTTGGCTTATGTCAAGCTCTTTTGTATCGTTAGTATGTATACACGTATTAAAGTTATAACAAATAAAAATTATGAGTGAAGAAAGTTTTAAGTTTCCAACCGAAACAATTGAATTGCCCTCTAAAGGGTTAATTTATCCCGAAGACAATCCCCTATCAAGTGGTAAGATTGAGATGAAATATATGACTGCAAAGGAAGAAGATATTCTTTCAAACCAATCATATATTCAAAATGGAACAGTTTTAGATAAATTGTTAAAAGCATTAATTGTAACAAAATGCAATTACAATGACCTTATTGTAGGAGATAAAAATGCAGTTATGATTGCAGCTCGTGTCTTAGGATATGGTAAAGATTATAAATTTGAATATAAGGGAGAAGAAGTAGAAGTTGATTTAAGTACTTTAGAAAATAAGGAATTTGATGAAAATTCTATTACTAAAGGAGTAAATGAATTCCAATACACATTGCCTAATTCAGGTACAGAAATTACATATAAATTATTATCTCATAAAGATGAGATGGCAATAGAAGCTGAAATTAAAGGTCTGAAAAAAATTAATAAAAAATCAGATCCAATGATTTCTACACGTATGAAACAAATGATTCTTTCTGTAAATGGAGATTCTGAACGTAAAACAGTGCGTGAATTTGTAGATACATACTTTTTAGCGATGGATGCTAGGGCATTTAGAAAACACATAGCAGGACACCAACCTGACGTGAATTTATTAACACAAGTGGAATTAAGTGACGGTGAGGAGGACGTCGAGATTCCCATTACTGTCAACTTTTTTTGGCCTGACGCAAACCTATAGAATTTCATTATTCGCCCAGATCCATGAGATAGTGTTTCATGGGAATGGAGGGTATGATTGGCATACCGTATATAACATGCCTATTTGGCTTCGTAATTTTACATTTAATAAAATGAGAGAACATTACGAAAAAGAAGCAGCAGAAATGAAAAAAGCCACAGGCAAATCTTCAGGTGGAGATACTGTGATAGATTCTGAGGGTAAAGTTAAAGCCCCTGAACATTTAAAACATATAAAAAAACCCCCAACTTATACAGCGAAGGCATCAAAGAAATGATGCCTTCCTATATTTATAATAAAATCAACTAGTGGCTAGTAGAGAAGACATAAATAACCAGAAGGAACTTAATAGTAATCTTAAAGAAACAATTTCTTTAGAAGAACAAATGGCTGATGGTCTGAGATCCTACACTGACATGATGAAAGATGTCAATAGGTTAACAGGAAAAAAAATAACTTTAGAAAGTGAAGTTTCTTCTCAATTAACTAAATTAACAGCAGCAACAACAAAGTTATACCAACAACAAGAAGGTCTAAATCGTCTTACAGACAAACAACTTGATAAAGAGGCTTCAAAAGCTAGAATAGCAGTTGAAGAATTAAAAGTACTTGCACAAAGTATTACGAAAAAGAACAATCTTACTAACCTTGAAGACGAATTATTAGCTACCCTTAACGATAAATTTAAAAGGGAACAAGGGATTTTAGATCAAGTAGAAGAACAAGTTGCACAAAGAAAAGAAGCTAATAAAGCTATGGGTGTGGCTGGTGGTTTACTTAAAGGACTTACTGATCTTTCTCCCCAATTTGCTAAAGCACTTAAAGTTGATGAAATGGCAGCTGACATGCAAGAATTTGCAGACAATGCAGCTGAAGCTGGAGGAAAAGTATCAAGACTTAGTGTATTACTGAAAGGAATTGGAAGTGGTTTTAAAAATCTTTTTAGCACATTAACAGATCCAACAGTAATTATTGGAGCTCTGGTTAAAGGGTTTTTAGCTGTAGATAAGGCCCAAACAGAATTTCAAAGACAAACAGGACAAACAGTACCCCTTTTTGATGACTTAAATACAGAACTCCTTTTAAGTTCTGAATATATTGCTGCAGCTACTGAATTAACTAAAGAATTAGGAATGAATGCTGCTAATGTTTTCTCAAAAGAAGACATTACTGAAGTAGCTTTAATGACTAAGCAAATAGGACTATCAGCTAAAGAATCTAATTCATTAGCAATGCAATCCAAAGTACATGGGATGTCTGTTGAAGACAATAACAATGCTATTTTTGATGGTGTTAATGCTATGAATGCCCAAAATAATTCTGCAATTAACGGTAAAAAAGTTTTAGAAGATGTAGCTAATACATCTGCAGGTATAGCAGCTAGTTATGCAGGATATCCAGGTGAATTAGCAAAAGCTGCAACTGCGGCTGCAAGTTTAGGAATGACTTTAGATGGTGTTGATAAAATTGCAGGTTCATTATTACAATTTGAATCTTCAATTGCGGCTGAAATGGAAGCTGAATTATTAACTGGTCAAAACCTTAATTTAGAGAAAGCACGACAATTAGCATTAGATAATGATTTAGCAGGGGTAGCAAATGAATTAGCTAACCAAGGCATTACTATGGCTAGTTTTAGCAGAATGAATCGTATTCAACAAGAAGCACAAGCCAAAGCAGTGGGTATGACTCGAGATGAACTAGCTAAATCTCTCATGATGAAAGAAATGGAAGCTGGTCTTGATAGAGAATCTTTAACAGCAGCTCAACAACAACAATATGATCAAATAAAAAGTTTAGAAGTTCAAGAACAATTTAATACTGCAATAGGTAAACTGCAAGAAGCATTAGCTCCTGTTGTAGGATTATTTGCCACTATTTTATCCAAATCTTATATATTATATCCTTTAATAACTGCAATAGGAGTAGTAATGGTAGGTAAGGTTATAAAAGGTTCAGTTGGATTGAAAAACAACTTACAAGATTCTGTAAAAAGTGCTAAAGAAATGTTAAAAAGTTTTAAAAATGCTGGAGGGTTAATGGGTAAAATGTATAAAGGAGGACAATTTATGCCTGGAGGTGGCAGAGCTAAAGCAGGTGGTCAAAGAGGAGGAGGATTAGTAGGTAGAATAAAACAATCTTTTAAAGTACCTAAAGGATTAGATAAAGGAGCTAAAAGTATAGCAGATTCAGCAGATAAAACAAAAGGTATAGATCCTAAACAAGGTTCTGGTATTAAAAAATTCTTAGAAGGATTAGGTGATGGTTTAGCTTCTATAGGGAAACAAGCCGGAAAAGTTATTATGGGTGGAGTAGCATTAGGTATAGCTTTATTCTCAATGGGTGCTGGGTTTGCTAAAGCTTTAACTATGATAGCAGGAACAGATCCAGTATTAATGATAGCATTTTCCGCAGGAATATCTGCAATTGGTCTTACTGTAGCTGCTATGGGTAAAGTAGGTGGAGATATAATAAAAGGTGCATTAGCAATGGGTATTATGGGGGTAGCATTAATCCCAGCAGCATATGCTTTTAGTTTATTAGCTGGTGTAGATGCAGCATCTATTTTAGCATTTTCAGCAGCTATACCAATTCTAGGACTTTCAGTATTAGCTTTAGGTTTAATATTTACAAATCCAATTACTATGTTCTTATTTGGGGCTGGTATTTTAGGATTATTAGCTTTAGGAGTAGCAATAATGCCTTTAGCAGCTGCATTTAGTCAATTAGCAGATGCAAATGTAGCAGGTACAATGGCTGGTATTAGTCAGTTAGCATCTATAGCCCCAGGATTATCAGTAGCAGCTTCAGGTTTATACGATTTAGCAGGAGGTTTAACTGCTGTTGGAGTAGCGGGTGTTTTAGCATTACCAGTATTATCATCACTTATAAATTCAGGATTAATTGGAGGAGGAGCAGCTGGAGGTGAGGATAAAAAAGAAGGAGGGATGGAAAAAGTAAATAAAAACTTAGAAAAATTAATAGCATTAGTAGAAGCTGGAGGAGATGTATTTATTGATGGATCTAAAGTAGGAAAAACACTTCAATTATCATCTTCTACAATGGGTTAATATTTATAACAAAACACAATTAAAATATAAAATTATGGCAACATCATTATTAAACAAACTAACAGGAACATCAGGTGGATCAGTTTTATCAGAACTAGATGGAGCAACTCCAACAGTACCAGATTTTGCATTATCAAAATTACATGATACTTATTCCATCAATAACCTCCCATTTATTGCTGATAAACCATCACCATCAGAATTAGACCTAAACGGAGCAGTCCCAGCTTATAACTATAGAGACAATGCACCTGAGGGAATGACATTTTAAAAAAATAACATATGGCTTTAATTGACTTAAAAACAGATTTCAGGTCATTAAAGTTTGGTTTAGGACAAGCATCAGATAAACCTGGAGGGGGGTATAGTAATCAACCTTATGTTGTTAAACCTATCCCAGACTATGATGAAGATGCATCCAATATATTTAATACTGGAGGCCCAGATTCCCTACTACGTGGGGGGTTAATGGCTCCTATTAAAGCTATAGATGATGTAAGTCGATTAACCAAAATGTTTTTTGACTTAAAATCCCCTAACGGTTTATTATTTACTGCAAAACAAAATGTATTATCTAGAAATTCAGTAAAAACTGAAGCTTCAAAAGGATTAGGTACCGCAGGAGGTACTGTTAATCAAGGATTATATCTCCCAACATCAACTATACTTCAATCTGGAGCTGGTTTTTCAGGAACACATTTAAATTTACTAGGATTAAACCCATTTTCTCCAGGTCTTGATAATGATAGTTATCAAGCACAAAGAGTTAATGGGGGATTAATGAAATATGAAACTGTTGCAAAGTTTAATAATCAAGCTTCTTCAAATGATGTAAAAGAAATTGCAGCTACCCCAGGTGTTTTAGATCCACTTCATGATGTATTTGAAAATGATCCTTTAATACTAGGAACAGAAGGATTTAGACCTACTGCAAACCCATTTCCACGATATTTAGAAGAACCCCAACCTGCTACAGTAGAAGGAGAATTTACTAATAGATTATTAAATATTTGGTATAATAAACAACAACAAGTTACAGATGATACAATTGTTTTAGACTATGGTGGTGGTCCTGGATCTATATTAGGAGTAGGAAAAACTCAAATCCCATTTGGTCAAAGAACAGGAATAAACAACCCCTTAGCTAAAGGTAGTAAGCAACAACAAGATTTCTTTTATGGTAGAGAAAAAGGAAATAGTCAAATTCTTACAGGAGCTTATAATACTGCTAATAATCTTACACTTTACAGAGCTACTCAATTAGCAGCAAAATCTACTCTTTTAAACCTTAAAGAATTATCTGATGATTTTGACCCAACAGGTACTGAAGGGTATAAAGTAAGTAGAACTTATAATAAAGATGAAGGTGCGTTAGCTAGAAAACCTAGTGAAATTGATGATTCTAAAGAAAAACATCAACTTATTACCACAACAAGTGATTATCTTGCAAACCCTTACTTTACTCACCCTTACTTACAAACCTTTCAAACCCAATTTACAAGTTCAGATTTTACTGATAGTAATGATGAAAATATTTTAACAAAAGGTGGAATTAGTCCTTACGTTTTAAATAACAATTTAATAACAAATGTATCAACAGTTGGGGGGCTTGGAGAGTGGTGGAGGAATGACCGTTCAACCCCAAATATTTATGATAGTTTAGATAAATATAATAAAAGGAATAGTGCAACTGAATTATATAAATCCCTCACTAAAAATGTAGATAAGGCATCAGGGATAAATCAGAATATGGACTTTAGTCTTTATAGTTTTGGTGCAAATGGTTTTAGTGTGTATGATCCTGCAATTGAAGGAAATACTTGGCCTACTACAACTCCATTACAAGCAAAAAATAATTCTTCAACATGGACCCAGGAAATGTTAATTTCTCAACCATCAAATGTTGGAAAATTATCAGGTAACCCTACACTTCAAGATTTTAGAACACCATTATTAGAGGGTTCAGACACATCAAGGATAATGTCTTTAGCCCCAGATTATACTGATCCTGATCGTGTTATTGATAACAGAGTAGGTGTAGGAAATCCTGGAAAAGCTAGAGATGTTTATACTTACGAAGTACAAGAAAAAGGAATGGATTTAATTAATTCTCGCCCTTTTTATAGTGGTACATCTCCAGAGCATGGTACTGTTAATGGTGCTGATGAAAATTTTGGTAATGATTTATGTAAATTTACAATTGGTTTATTAAAAAATGATGGAAGTGGAACATCAAATTTCATCCAATTTAGAGCTTACATTGATGAATTTTCAGATTCATATTCAGCAGATTGGAGTGATGTCCAATATGTAGGTAGAGGTGATAAATTTTACAATTATAAAGGATTTAATAGGAATATTAGTATGGGATGGACAGTTCACGCTTCTTCAAAAGGTGAATTAATTCCTATGTATAAAAAATTAAATTACTTAGCCTCAGGCTTAGCTCCTGATTATTCATCTGGAGGGTTTATGAAAGGCAATTTAGCAAGACTATCAGTTGGTGGGTATGTTTATAATCAACTTGGAATCATTAAATCTATTACGTATACTATACCCCAAGAATCTCCATGGGAAATAGGAGTAAATATAGCAGCAAATGGACAATTTGATTCAGAAGTTAAAGAATTACCACATATGATTAAAGTAACAGGATTTGAATTTATACCAATACAATATGATGTAGCTCGTAAGGGTGCAACTAAATTTATCCAATTACAGGCAAAAAATGGAACTAATTGGAATAGAGGAATGCAAATGCCAGATGAACAAGCAATAGCAGTTGCTAAACAAGAACAAATTAAAGAAAATGCAGCAAAAGAAAAAGCAAAAGCAGACGCTAAAGCAGCGGAAGCTGCAGCAGCAGCAGCAGCAAAGGCAAAGGAGCAAAAGGAGTTGGGAGTGTTAAAATTACAAGAGTTTAATACATTTAATACAACAGATGCTACCTATGTTTCACCTCAATATTTAGGTACAGATATTTACCAGCAAATCCAGAATCCATACCAAAAGAAATATTAATTATGGATAGATATCAAGGCATAAAAGAATTAAGAAATATAAATCCTATTGCAGGTCCTTTACGTACATTATATTATACAAATGTAAGATATCCGGAAATACCTGAAAGTTCTAGTGATATTTGGGTAATTACTGAGTGGGGTGATAGATTAGATATATTAGCAGAGCAGTTTTATCAAGATGTTACTTTATATTGGGTTATAGCTATTGCAAATCCAAATTATATAAAATTTGATTCTCTTTTTCTAAAAGAAGGTATTCAAATTAGAATACCAACAGATATAAACGGAATTTTAAGAAGTTATAACCAATTAAATAAAAAGTAAATGGGGATTATTGGAAGACCTTTTAAAAAATTTATAAATGACCAAGTTAAAATACGTCAAAAAGCGTTAGGGGAAGGTTTTGGGGATGATCTCATTAAAACTAAATCCCGGGAAGCTTTTATGACTGCAACTCCCTTTATCCGTTTAGCAAGTTCAGTTGTTATTGAAAGTGATTCAGAAATTAAAGATAGAGAAGAAAAAACTAAAAAGAAAACCATTGATAACAAAGTAAAGGATATGGTGAAGATAGGTATTGATCAAGATGTAGCCACTAAAGAAATAACAAAACAATACAACTCTAGACATACAGAAATCCCAGGAAAAAGTGTTGCTCAACAAATAAAAGAAAATGGATTATTTGATGGTACTCCTTCTAAAGAATGGATGGGTGAAAAATTAGCTCAAAAATGTATATTACTAGGAACCCCCACAGCATATACTAGAGATAGTAAGGGCAATTATACATCTACCCCAATAGCTGGTGCTAATAATGTATCTGGAGCCCCATTTGGAAATAAACCAGATCAATTTTCTTCAGCTTATGGGTGGGGTTATAATAGTACAGGTATTAATTACGGTAGAGGATACATCCCACCCCCAGGTATAACTAATGTAGATTTTGAATATAAAAATGATGGAGCTTTAGCTCAGGCTACAGTAAATATTAAAGCTTTTAGCCCTGAGCAATTTGCAATAATTGATATCCTTTATATGAGACCTGGATTTACGGTTTTATTAGAATTTGGCCATTCAACATATTTAGATAATAATGGTGGTCTTGAGTCTTTAGATACATCATCAAGTCTACCTTTTGATTATCTATTTGATCAAATGAATTCAAGCACATCAACAAAACCTACCTATTCTGAAATGGCCACAAAAATTGTGAAGGAAAAAAAGAAGAGAGATGGAAATTATGAAGGATTTTTTGGTAGAATAACAAAATTTAAT